AAACTACTTATATCATTAATTAATACTTTATATTTTGCAATATTTTTATCTGTAGGTGCTGTCCAAGATAAATCAATTCTACCCCAACCACCTTTGATAATTAAATTTGATGGAGGGGAAGGGGATACAACATCTAAAGATTGTAAGTTTGTGGGAGTTGTTGGTGATTTAATACATTCATTACCTTGAGTGTCAAATGCTGAAATCCAATAATAATAAGTTTGATTATTTGTTAATGTGTCATCTATATATTCTAAAATAGCAGGACATTGCGAATGGGTTACTGATAAACTTGTAATTAATTGGGAAGTAGTAGGATCGTTTGTGGTATTTCTCCAAATATTAAAACCTGCTAAATCTGTTGCAGTTGGTTTAGTGATAGATATTTTTAAATCACCAGTTGTTTGAGAATTTGTTGTTATTGCAGATAAGGATAAAGTTGTTAATGTGGGAGGTATGATGTCAGTTTGAACACTTGTAATTGCTAAGTCCCATACGTTAGTTAATGATGAATTTATATTGGTTTTAGTTAATCCACCATCTGTTATTTCAAGTGCCATGCCTGAAATTTTTACACCTGTTTCATTGACTGTCATTATTTTTTGACCTTCGTTGTTTGAAGCATCAATGATTAGGTTTTGTCCGATTAATAAAACTCCTACTATTTTTTCTGCATGTACACCTCTAGCACTCAAAGCAACTCCTAATGAATTGAAATTATCTTGAGTGCAACCGATTACGCTATGCATTAGTTTTATAGCTTCATCAGGGTTATCGGGATTGGTTAAAGTAATGCCCCTACCATTAATTTCCACATTCTCATTTGATCCTGCTTTAATTTGTCTTAAAGATGCGTTCCATTCTTCATTAAGGATTTTTTGTACTTCATTATTAGCATTTTCAGCAAGATTCCATTTTGTTTTATTGATGTCAACTGAAGTGCTAGTGCTTATTGTTTTATTTAATTTTTGTAAAAATAAATCAAAGTCTTTGTTGACATTCTCAAGATTGCTTATTACTACACTAACATTGCTACTATCTTCATAATCAAAATTCAATTCAATGATCTTTGCGGATAAATTTATATTAAATTTTTCATATTTGACACGAACAATATCACCAATGTTTAATTTTCCTTTATCCAATTGGCAATCTTCATCAAGATATTTATTGAAATTAATGATATTGAGTTCAAGCAGAATACTTGGAGTGTTGATCTTTACAAATTCTTCCTTACCCCATTCAAGCAATTCTTTTGAATTAGTGATATATTCATTAGTTATTTCTTTGGTTACTGTAAATTTTATAAGTTGTTCAATTTGAGATGCTGAAAAATTACTTTCAGTGCTTAATAAATTGCCCAAATCAATAATTTGACTGCTTACATTATTTATTTGTGTTTGTTTGGGAGTAATTAAATTATTTTTATGATTATTGATTTCAGTTTCTTTATTATTTTTTTGTATTAATAAAGCAGTTGTATCATCACCATTTTTTTGAGCAATATCCAAACTGTCCAAAATCACATCTAATTCTTCTAATAAAACAATTAACTGATTATTAAAAGTTGTTAATTCTGATTGATATATTTCTAACTGAGATAGTAAATTACTATAAACATCTTCATTATCTTCTAATAATTGATTATAAGATAATAATGCTTCACACAAATCATCACTAAAATAATCGCTAGAAAAAATTATATCTCCGCTTTCTGACTTTTCAAAAGGATACATAAAAAATGAATAATCGCTTAAATAATTAGAACCTGTAATGTTCTGACTATTAATAGTTAGACCATCTTTACCATATATTTTGAGTTGCGTACAAAAACTGCTTGTATCTAGAGATTGGTTTAATCCCGTCAAATATTTCCCTAGATCAAAATTTAATCCTCGATATATTCCCACATCTTGCGGTTTATCAAATTTAACAATTCTATTTTCTGTATCAAAAATTATTAATGCTCCGAATTTTTGTGCTACTGTAAATATAGCATCAAGAACCGTTGCTGAAGGGATTTCAACTGTGCGATATTTAGTTAAAAAATCAACATCTATTACATTTATATTTGTAGTCCATAAAGTTTTCCATGATAAATCTGTTAATAATTCTGTTGCAATTTGCAAGAGATTTTTAGGTGTTTCTATACCTTGTTCATTTACAGTTTTGTATTCTCTGATCAATTTATCATTTAGTTCAAATGGAAGAGAGAAGCACTCTACTTGAAGAGTATCTACTTCTCCTACTTCTGGTTTTATGTTAGTAATTACAAACCACTCTGTAATGTTTTCGTCTTGAAATTTAATTAAATATCTATATTTAATTTTATTTAGGTGTGGATTCCTTATTAATTTGTGTTGAGACTCTATTTCTGTTGGTATCGAAAACGACAGTTCCGAGATATTCCCGAGTTTTGGATTATAATTTATATTATATACTTCATTTGTTAAGTCTGCGATAATGGTTCGGTTGGGTTCCGCAAGATATAGTTTTGGTTTAGAGATTTCTATCAATCCATCACCACCTTTATATTATTTTTAAAAACAAAAATAGAGAAGATATAATTAAATCTTCTCTAAAAAATATTTATTAAATTCATTTTTAAATAACTTTAATATTCAATAAATTATTCAAATATTTATCTAAAATTTCTTCAACCCTATCATAATCCCAATAGGGAATACGTAATAATTTTATATTATGATCATGTGCATAATCAGTTTTCCGCTTATCGTGTATTTTCTGTTTCCTCAATCTTTCTTCCGCATATTCTATTGGTTCATTTTTATATTCCCTAATTGCTTTATAATGAAATTCTCCGTCATATTCAATAAGTAAATTGTAATTAGGTAAATAAAAATCATAAGACAATAAACCATTATTCAAACCAATTAATTTATCAAACTTTTTTTGAGGTATATAATAATTATATTTCTCCTTAAATATATCATCTAATAATTTATAATCTTCATCATCAATTTTTATTAAACCTCTATTTATAAAATAATTACTTATTCTTTCTTCTCCTTTAGAATATTGACATTCAGGGCAACGAAAATTAACATAATTAGAATTATTAATACTTCTAAAATAATCTTCATGTCCTTCTGGACATTTCCAATAAACTTTATCTTTCGTCCAAGGAGTATATTGATAGGGAGATTCCTTATTCTTGCTAGACCATAAATGCAATAAACCTTCGTCTTCTAATTGTTGCCCTAAACTATCTAAAGGATGAACTTTATGTCCATTACAATATGAACATCTAGAACCATTAACAAAATTACCACATAATACTTCATAACTATCATGATGGGATTTGTCAATGTTTTGACATTTAATCCATACACTATTTTTACTACATTTATCTATCTCCCAAGGATTAAGTATATTTTTATCTGACCAATATTTTTCTAAAAAATCTTCACCTAAATTATCCAAACCCCATTGAGCGAAGGAATTACACTGATCACAATTTATAGAGTTATACCATTTACTAGTAAATATACTTATTTGTTTTAATTCTGATTTGTGAATATTGTTATTACATTTAAAATAATAACTTTTATTAGTTCCATAACTTATATCTTTAGGAGATACTCCTTGATTTAATTCTACATCCCATCGTTCAATAATGTCAGCAAAATTATTATTTATGCACCAATCATAAAATGACATACTATTTTTTAATTTTGATTTTCTGATTTTATCTTTATTCTCTTTTAAATTAATAGCGCATTTATGACAATAATATTTCCCATCACTTCTAACACTTTTTATATAATCACAATACCTCATTTCTTTTTCTATTTGACAATCTATATTGTCGCATTTTACAATTATATTTGCCGAACAATTAGGTTGTATATCTTTAATATTTATTTTAAACAAATTATCTCTTTTAGTATAAATATATCCTTTATCTTCATACCACTTTCTATTTTGTCCATTCCATTTAATTTCAACTTCTTCACTAACCAACCCCATACCAATTCTCCTTTCTATAACTCCTATAATTTACAATAATTCATAATAATTTCTAAGTTTTTTAAATAAAAATAACCAGTAGGGAAGTGGGAGTTTCACTTATAAGCATAGCGGCCAACTATACCTATCCCTACTGGTTAAATCTAAAATCAAAATTATATTAATAATTTATTATTTAATCTCTAATGAAATTTAAATTCATACTTCAAACATATTTTGCACTTACCTTGAACCCTTAAACGATTCAAACCAAAGACCAAATTTAAATAATGATTGTTCACCAATTTATCGTATC